CATGACTACTACAATAACATCTACTAATCCTAGAATCACTTCTGAAAGAATTTTCAGAGATTTGGATTTGAATTTTACACTACATCCAGTAAAAAAAGATGTGTCTACACACATCAACGAGTATGCTATAATCAACTCCGTCAAAAACTTGATTTCGACTAATTTTTATGAAAAACCTTTTAGACCGGACATAGGTTCATCAGTAAGAAATCTTTTGTTTGAGAATGTGGATCCTTTGGTGGCTTCCAGGCTTGAACGATCAATAGAAGAAACCATTTTAAACTATGAACCTAGAGTTTCAGTTACAAACGTAAGGGCGCAGGCATCTCCAGATGAAAATCTTTATAACATAACGCTAACATTTGTGATAGTAAATAATCCCATACCAATTACCATTGATTTTTTCTTGGAAAGAATTAGATAAAAATGGCAGACAGATTAAGAATAACCGAACTTGATTTTGACACAATTAAGCAAAATTTAAAAACTTTTTTAAATCAACAGTCTCAGTTTACAGATTATGATTTTGAAGGTTCTGGCTTGTCCGTTTTGCTTGATATTCTAGCATATAATACTCACTATCAAGCATACTATTTGAATATGGTTGCCAATGAAGCATTTATGGACACAGCTTTGCTGAGAGACTCGGTTGTTTCTCATGCCAAAGTTTTAGGTTATGTTCCATATTCTCGTAAAGCTCCAGTTGCCACAATTAATTTTACAGCAAATACAAGTTCAAATGCTGCTTCAACACTTACCATACCTAAAGGCTTTAGATTCTTATCAAATGAAATCGACGGAGTTAGTTATGGTTTTGTCACACTAACAGAAACAACAGCAACAAAAGCAAATAACGATTTTAGTTTTTTTAATTTACCCATATATGAGGGTCAATTAGTAACATATTCTTATAATCATAATGAAGCGACGAATCCTAAGCAGATTTTCACTTTACCTGATACAGGAATCGATACAACAACTGTCTCTGTGGTTGTTCAACCCTCATCAACAAATACTCAGATTTCTGTATATTCATTGGCTTCTGATGCGAGTAATACTTCAACACAATCGGAAGTTTTTTACTTACAAGAAAACAAAGGTCAACAGTATCAAATTTATTTTGGCGGCGACATTATAGGCAAAAAATTGACTGATGGCGCTGTCGTAAATATAACTTATCTTGTTACGAATGGTGATGTAGCAAACAAAGCAAATAACTTTGTGTCTACTGGAACATTAGTTGACTCTCTTGGCAACTCTCAAAGTGATTTTATTATTGATCCAGTAAGTGCCGCCGCAGGTGGTGCTGAACGTGAAAGTGTAGATGAAATAAAGTTTTCGGCACCACTTCAATATACAACACAAAATCGTCTGGTAACAACAAAAGACTACGAAGCGTATATCAAGAAAAACTATCCATCAATTAATTCTTTATCCGTTTGGGGTGGAGAAGATGAAATACCTCCTGTTTATGGTAAAGTTTTAGTTTCACTTAAACCAAAAGATGGTTATTACATTAGCGAAACTGAAAAACAGAGAATCATTGATGAGATTATTAATCCTAAATCAATTATTTCCGTAAGCACAGAAATTAGAGATCCTGATTATCTTTATATTTTGTTGAATAACAATGTCAAGTATGACTCGAAAAAAACAACTTTAACCGAAACGCAATTAGTTACACAAATTAGAAATACAATCATTAGCTACAAACAAACTTTTTTGGACAAGTTCGCTGCCATACTTGCTTTATCAAAACTTCAAGATCAAATTGATAGTGTAGATACTAACTCAATTATTGGTTCAGAAACAATTCTGAAACTTCAAAAAAGAGTCACGCCAGAATTGAGTACAAGTTCAAACTATACAATAAATTTTGGTGTACCCATCAAAAGAGGCACATTAACAGATAGACTGACAACAACGGAATTTTCTGTTTCGGATACAACTGGTGTAATTAGAACTGCCATCATTGAAGAGATACCACAATCATTTACTGGAGTTTCATCCATCGAAATTGTAAATCCTGGATATGGATACACTTCAACACCAGTAGTCACAATTTCTGGTGATGGTACAGGAGCCACGGCAGAAGCGATTATTGAAGAGGGAAGAATCACACAAATTATCATGACAAATCGTGGAACAGACTATACACGTGCTACAGTGGCTATCACAGGTGGTGGAGGTTATAGTGGTTCTGCCACGGCGGTTATTGATTCGAAAGTCGGAACGTTAAGAGTTATCTATTACGATGAAAATGCTAACAGACAAATTATTAACGCTAGTGTAGGTGAAATTTATTATGATACAGGAATTATTCAACTCAACGATTTAAAGATACTTTCTGTTTCATCAACTGATGGATTGTTGCGTTTGACTGCCGTTTCTGAAGAGGGTGTAATTGAGTCTACACGAAATGTAATTATTACCATCGATGAAACTGATGCGACTTCGATTGTAACTACACTTGAAAAAATGGCGTCGTAATGACCACAGATTTAAAAACATCGTTACTTGTTAATCGTCAAGTTCCTGAATTTATTCGGGATGAATATCCTACGTTTATTACTTTTCTTGAAGCATATTATGAGTTTCTTGAACAGGAACAAGGAACTGAAGCCAATGATTTAATTACTCAAGCAAAGAATCTTCGTTATATTTCTGATGTTGATTTTTCAATTTCACAGTTTCAAACAAATTTTATCAACACTTATGCGCCTTTAATTCCTCAAGACGCTGTTTCTGATAAAGCATTTTTAATAAAAAATATATTACCTTTTTATTTAACAAAAGGTAATATCAAATCTTTTGAGTTGTTTTTCAGACTTCTTTACGGTGAAGAAGTTACTATAACTTTTCCTAAAGATAACATTCTTCGTGCTTCTGATGGTAAATGGACTGTAGAGAATGTTGTTCGTATTGATAATGAAGTTTATTCTTATTATGTTGGAAACGGCACAAAAAAAGAATTCATTCTTGCTCAACAAGTTGGTGAATCAGACGTTACCGTTTATGTGAACAATGTAGTAACAACAAGTGGATTTTACATACTCAAAGAAGCCAAGAAGATTATTTTCAATTCCGCTCCAGCAAGCAATGTGGAAATAAGAGTTGTCTATGGTAATTTTAATGAAACGCTCCTCACAAACAGAAAAATTACTGGCTTAACTTCAGGTGCTACAGCAATTGTTGAACGAGCTTCACCGAGACTAATTACACAGCAAACTTCAATTGAATTATATGTTGATGATGCTACTTTATTGGGAACGTTTTTAAATGCTGAAGTAATTACGACAGACATTTTTGCTGATGACGGCGAAACATTAATTACAATCAGATCAGATACAGTAGCAACACTTAGTTCGATTACCGTAACAAATGCTGGCGCAAGTTATAATGTTGGTGATCCTGTAACAATTATTGGTGGCGCTCCGCAAACTCCTGCCGAAGCGATTGTGAGTGAGGTGTCGGTTGGATTTGCTGATGCCGCAAATGTTGGTTATGGTGGTGCGGGTTTTGCGTTGGGTGGTATTATCACAGCATTCAATGATGATGGTACAATTACTCTTGCTTCGGGTGCGATTGATACTTCTGGCGCAAACTCAGCTAATTCGTATACGTTGTTCACAGATACAATCAACACATATGCCAATATAGTTCTTTCAAATAGTAACTATGGATTTCCATCATCTGTAATCCCAACTGGTGAGAACATTGCGACACGACTCGTAGACGCATTCTCAAAAGCTACGATTACTGATATTGGTCCAATGACCAACGTTACTATTCTTTATTCGGGAACAGATACCTCAAATCTAACAATCGATGCTGACGGCGCAAAATACGCCAATACTTTTGATATAAAAACTTTTGGTTCCATAGGTAGAATTGACATAGTTTCTGGCGGCAGCAATTATCTCATTGGCGACGAACTTATACTTGGCGCTAATCCTTCCGGAACATATGGCAGAGGTTTCGCAGCAGCAGTTACAAACACAAATGCTTCTGGCGCAATCACAAAAATTGAAATTCAACCATCGAGACTTACTGGCAACGCCAACACAACATCCGGTAATGTTGTTGTTGTTGGATTTGGCACTGATTTTGTAAATGAATTGTCAATTGGTGATCAAATCATGATCAATTCTGAAGCACGATATGTCAATTCCATTTTGTCTGCGACATCTCTTAACGTAAACGTATCGTTCACAAGAACTTCAACTTTGAGAAAAGTTGGTGTATATGACA